TCAAAGCGTGTTTTTGTAACGGAAAAGAACCCGGTCAAAAAAGCGCGGAGTAGGTTGCGGCAAATCATCGCCATAGTCAAACCCGTACTTTACGCGCTGGTAAATTGCGTGCATTACGTCTTTTGGGCTGCTAGTGTTCCAGCCAGCCGCGTAAACTACCTCCAGCTTATCGCCCTCCACTGAAGGGGTAAGGCGTCCGTTCAAAAGGGTGTATTCGGTGTCGGCCACGCCGTCCACTTTCACGTAAGTAACTGCGCCGATGGGCCAAAAGGGAAGCGTTATTTCAGCTTCCCAATTGGTTACCACCGTTACAGTTGCAGTGCCGACTACTACCTGCGCGTAGCTCAGTGCCTCATCGCACGCGGCGTTGTAGAGGAAGGTCAGCAAACTGTCGTCAGCTGAGCCGTCCACGCGGCAAAAAGCCTTAACCTCTGTGAGGTTAATAGCAGCAGGGGTGTAGTCAACGGTTGTCATTAAATCGTTACGTCGTCAGCAATTACAAAGCTCTTAGGACGCAAAATAGCGATGTCCATAAAACGCTCCACGTAGATACGTACAGTTGAGCTCAACATTTCGGTGTAAGGGTCAATAAGCAAAGTAGCTCCGCCCCAAAATCCGATTTGTACGTCTTCAAAATTACCGAAAAGGATGCCGTAAGTGTCAGGCGTTCCGGTGGTCTTTTTAGACAAAGTGGTGCTGTAGATGTTGTAACCGTTGGCAGTTTGTACGGGGTCCAACATACCTTCAACCAGGAAGCGACCGCTACCAGCGTCTACTTTCGTCTTTTTCAATTTAGCCACTACGTTAGGATGCGTAACGTAACCCAGGCGTCCGCCCAAAGCGTCGTTAGCTGCCAACAAAGCCTCCATGTCTACCAAGTCGTCGTAAGACAAAGCGCCCAAAGCCAAGTCCTGAGCCGTGCCGTTCAAAGCGGTGTAAATACCAGTAGGCTGGTTAGATGCTCCGGTGCCGGTCAAAACTGCCTTTTCCAAACCTTTGTTAAAGCTTTGGTTTAATTGGTTAATCATACGCGCCTGAATGCCTTGACTGTATTCCTGGGCCAATAATTGGTTAGATACAGCGGCAGCAATTACGGACCGCTTTGGGGTCATGGTAATAGTTGAAAAGGTCAAGTCCTGGGCAGAAGCTGCGCCGGTTTCCGTGTTCCAGTTCAACGTGTAGTCAGAATCCTGAACGGGAAACTGTACGTTTCCAGTCAAGCCCTCAGCTACTGAGCACAAAGAAAGCATAGGGGTGTTGGGGTACAAAAAGTCCACGTACTTACCTGGATCGGTGTAAACCAAATCACCGCCCAAGTTGCCACCAGTTCCACCAGTAACGGTATTGGTACGCAATTCGCGGTTCAAAAACTCAGGCATGTGGATGGCTGCCTGGTTTTCGCCACGGCTTTCAACTCCCAGCTTATTGCGCTCAGCAATACCTTCCTGATTCATTTCGGCTTCTACTCCGGTCAATTTACCGTTGCGAGCTTCGCGGATGGCCTTAACAATGTTAAAGCTTCGCAGGTCTTTTTTTTGTGAAGCGGAGAAACCACCAGCAAAAGCTGAGGCGTCCACTCCAGCCGCCGAATTTTCGGCAGGGTCTTGGATGTTTTCCATTTTATTAGGGGTTAAATTAATTTCGGTTTCAATCACCTGGGCCGCGCGGGCGCTCTCCAGGCTTCGCATCGCCACGGCAGTGGATGGGTTCGCTCCGCGTGGCGTCAGGCTAATATCAAAAATTTCGGCTACTTTGGTAATAACGCGCGTGGGCTTTTCGCCCTTCACGTTTTCCCAACGCTCCTCTGCTACAGTAAAGGCCCAGCTTGCCTGATCTAAATCGCCGCGTTCTACTAAGGTGCGGGCTTCCTTTCCTGTGCTGGTTTCAGGTGCGGTAAATTCAAAGTAAAGGCCCTGGTCGTCAGCGCGAAGCTCTAGCGTGCCCTTGCCTTTGTTGCGGCGGGCGAGCACGTAGTCGTAGTTGTGGTTTAACAGCGCGTGAATGTCGTAGGCGTCTACCTCGGCAAAAGCGCTGCGTTCTATGCGCTCATTAAAAGCGCCCATATCGTAGGCTTCGTAGTTGGCCGCATAGCCAAAAATAAGCCCTTCCTGAGCCCCGCCGTTAAGCGGTAGGGTCCGTACTTCCCTCTTCTCTGTTGATTGTTCCATTTTGTATATCGCCAGTAACGCTCATGTGAGCAGGTTTATTAAATTCGTCGCCGCCTTCAATAGGCGCCATGCCTTCGCTTTTGCGTATTTCGTTGGCGCTAATTGCGCCGATATTCCAATAGCTTACGTTCCGCTGCACCTGCGCCATCATGTCGCCACGCATAAGGCTTTTCAGGTCCAGCTCAAACTCCAGCGCTCCAGTTACCAGCTTGTTGGTAAATTCCATTTCAATCTGCTCACAAAGCGGACGGATGCAGTCGCTTACAAATTGTGCGTTTTGCGCTTCAATGGATGCGTTTTGGCTGGAGCCCTGCATGTGGCCCACCTTATGTGGCGGCACCTTAAAAATGCGGCAAATTTCCTCTACACTGAAATTCATGCTTTCAATGTACTGAGCTTCCTGCATTGAGATGCTTACCGGTTTGTACTCCGCTCCAGCTGTCAGTACGGCGGTCTTACCGCTGTTCGCTCCGCTGTAACGCTGGTCAAACTGGCGGCCGAGGTCTTTGAGGCGCTCTACGTCCCGGATGCTGCCGTCTAATTGCAGTATGCCCTTTGGCATTGCACCGTTGCCGTAGAAACCGCCAAGGTGTTTATTAGCGGCCATAGCCGTGCCAATAGTTTCCTTTGCGTAAATAATAGGACTGAGGCCGTTTATACCGTCTATGGTCCACGCCTTTAGGTGAATTATTTGCGACGGCTCCAGGCGCATTGTAACGCCGCCCGGTAGGTATAAGCTGTAAATAAGGCGGCCGCTGGTAGTATCAATAGTAACCAGGTCGGTGTCTATCATTTCCAGCGCCGTAATGCGCCCGCGGTTCCTTACTGGCAGCACGTACGCGTTACCGCGAAGCAATAAGCTATTAATAAGCGCCTGGCGCCAATAGTAACTATTGTATGCCTCGGACGGCTTACGGCTTACCAATTGATCCAGCTGGCCCTCAATTCGGACCTTACCCTGCTCCGTTTCCGCAAAAAGATGGAACGGCAAGGAAGCAATTGTATCGGAAATAAGGGAAACGCACGCGTAGACGGTGGGTACTGTCGGTGCGTTATTGCTGTTTACCGTTTCTCCGGCGTTGGTTTGGCCTCCACCTATCAGCTGAAAGAGCCAGGGCTTCGGATTAATAATGCCCGAAATACTCCGGGTTACTCGTTGTAGGAAGCTAGCCATTTAGCAAAGGTTACAAATTACTTTTTCTTAATCCAAATTATACAAAAACAATATCTTCAGTTTGGTAAACGGAAGTATTTGCCTGGGCGTTGTGCACGTATCCGGCCAGCGCTGTAATAAGCGCAGCCGTCCCGTCTATCTTATCCGGTGCCTTGCTTTTATTAAAAGTCCAGTTGTCATTTTTATCTATTTGCAGGTTAGTATTGCTCACGTGCCAGGCGGTAACGGGGTTGCCGTCGTGCCCTATTCGTTTCTGCTGTACTAGCCGGTATAGTAACTTCATGGGTTCGTTTATCATAAGCACGCCCTGCCGAACCTCAAAGCAGAATTTAGCACCGTACCGCTGCCGTACCTGGTCTATGGTTTCGGCCGCGTTCCACGGGTCGAAAAAGATTGCCTCCACCGGGTAAGCTTCACAAACCTCAAATATCTTGCGCACGCGGTCAGGTGTGGTATTTACCTCGCCCTGTATTACCTCCACGTGCCCGCCCTTCATCCAGTTGCGCACCAGGTTAGGGTATCGGTTTTTTCGTTTGTCCATGGAGTGCTGGGTAATTTGGTAAAATTGCTTTGTATAAAAGCGCTCCCCTCCGTCCCAAAAGAGTAGGACGTAAGCCGTCCAGTCATTTACAGCCGCAAGGTCTACGCCCATATAGCAACGCCAGGTACCTAGCCCTGCCGGTTCCTTTTGAATGCAGCGGTTCCAGCTGCCTAGTTCAATATAAGGCTGCGCGCTTCCGGCCCATTGGTTAAGGTGCAGCTTGCGGAGGGACAATAGCGTAGGTTCGTCAAACTTAGCTGTATTACTAAGTTCCTGTAAGTATTCCAGGCTTACGGTCACACCCAGGCTAGGGTTAGCCTTAGCCCATACAGCCGGGTCGTGCGGATCCTCGGTATCCTTTGCTCCGTAAATAATGGGCAAAAAGCTGGGGTCGTCTACGTCACCGTTTAATACTTTGGTGGCATATTCGTGCCATTTGTGTGCAAAGGTAAAAGCACCGCCTGCCGTGGTGATGGCTATCATTTGGCTAGGCCGTGCGGCCATGGAAGTGCGCAGCGCCTCCCATAGCTCCGGTCCTTTGTGCTCGTTCCATGCGTGAATTTCGTCGCACAGTATTAGCGACGGGTTAGCGCCGTGGTTACTTAGGCCGTCAGAGGTAATTGTTTTAAGAAACCCCGGCTTATTGAGTAGGTGTATTTCCTTTCGGTAAGGTATCAGCGCTTGCTTCAGCACCGGGTTCATTAGAATGGTATTGCGGACGTAGCCGAATAAGATACCCGCCTGCTCCCTGGTGGCTGCCGCAATAATAACCTGGGGGTTCGTACCGTCTTTCCAGCCTTTGAGTAGGTGGGCGATGGCTAGCATAGCAATGAATGCACTCTTTCCGTTCTTACGTGGTATTTCCAGCCATACCATCCGCTTCCCTTCGCTTCGTCGG